TCCGCTGTAAGCATAGGTGTAATCAGCAGATGCAGCAGAAGAGTCAATATCAGTACTAATAGAATTAGGAGTTACTGCAGTAACTTTCTTACCTACTGTTCCTGCTGACAAGAAAGCAGCATTAATTGCAGGAGATGTGCTGGCATCCTCTACAGCAATGAAGTCATCTACTGAGAATGGATGGGTGTTTGACAACTCACCAAGATTTGTACCAAGTTGATAATCTGCTGTTGAATCATCGACGCCTTTTACAATTCTTGCTTGACCAGGTTTACCACCCTTGAGTAGAAGTGCTTGATCTTGAATGAGGGTGATTGCAGGACCGCCATTGAATGAAACTGTGGCGTCACCTGCAGTTGCGACTACGCGATAGTATCCAGTCTGTACAACTTGATACTCAGTAGCAGCAGCAGCGATTGCATTTGTGCTTAAAACATTTAATACTGTCATGTCATGTTAGTTCGTGTCAGTATTATTTATCTCCTTTTGCTTCTTTAACATCTTTTGTAAGTCCGCAGTACTGCCAATAAACATCGTGTTATTAACAGTAGACGGGCCCGACTTTTTATCCTCTGCATCTAAATCCTTCATTTTCTTTTGTAAGTCAATGAGTTTGTCAGCAGTGTCTGCTACATGTTTAATAAGTTGACCTGCAACTTCATAAGCACGAGGATGATCTGACGCTCGTGCCACATCAAGTATGCCATCTACTGCCTCCTGACCTTTCATTACTAAGTTGTGAAGTTGAGCACGAGAATACTCATAATCCTGCCTCACATCAGGAGTATCAGTTTTTTTCAGTTCTGGTTTTACCTTTTCAACATGTTTTTCAAGTTCAGAAGGTTCTGCTCCAAAAGCATCATTTAGTCCATCAAAAGGATTTGCCATAATTAAATAACCTCATCCGCTCCGCTTACGGGATTACGTTTCTTGTTATCGGTAAAGTCTTCATCAACAATACCAAATCCAAAATCGTCATCAGCATCAGCATCTAACGGATCTGGTTGAATTGTATATCGAACTTCTCTAGGTGCAGAAGAAGTATCGATACTTGTGTACATATCCGTAATTGCCTTTTTGATAATCTTGGACTCGGTAACAGGACCGTATAGATAAGTCTTTACCGTAAATTGTAGAGTATAAGTGATTGCTCTACGAGTAGCAAAATCTCCCTCATAGTCATCTTCATAATCAACATTAGTCAGGATAACAGGAACATCCTTAGTTTCATTAACATCAGGAAGCAGTTTAACTGACAGATTAAAATGTGGTTGAAAATATGGAAGAATCTGTTCTAAAATTTGTAGTCCATCTTCTTGATTTTTAGAAATGATTGCTAACTCAAATGATAAATTGTAAGGAACAGGCATGAATACATTTTTATTTGCATCACCGTCCTTTGCAATCTTAATTCTTTGAGTTGGAGATACCTTTCTAGCATTGTCGTAGGTAATACCATTAATCTCAAAAGAGATTCTAGGAAGAGTAATCTGAGTTCTTTTGTTTGTAGGGTCAGGATTTTGATCGAGACGTGCTAAAAACTTTTGTTTTGGACCATATGCCAGAGGCACTTTCATCACTTCAGTAGAGCGACGAAGTTCAATATTGTTGAACAACGTACCGAACGCTACAATAGTCTTTCTAAAAATCTCGTGATATGAATATGTGCCTAACATCAGATTGTAGTATCAGTGGTGGATCCAATAGAACCGAAGGGATTGCCTTCAGTAAAATCTATAATATCGTCATCAGCAGTTTCAAAACTATAGTTCTGGTCAATGCTATCAGCGGTATTAGTATTATTTAGAGTGTTATAAGATTCTGGACTCCAGAGAGCACCCGATGTCAATCCTTTAACTGTTTCTGAAGTATTGAAGGTTCCTGTTCTATTAATGACTTGGAGTTCTCTTGAAGAACTATTCCAGGACTTGACTTCTGCTCTAGAGTCTTTTGGAGAGTAGTCAATTGTAACAGATGGGGCACTAGTGTAACCAGTACCACCACTTGAAACAGTGATACTGCTAACAATCCCTGTAGCCGAAACCACCGCTGTTCCTGTCGCTCCACTTCCACCGCCTCCTGTAATAGTAACTGTAGGTGGTAATGCTGTTTTATAATGCTCCCCACCATCAGTGATTGTAAAAGAACTTACTGCGTCCCCAGTGATTGCTGCTGTTGCTGCAGCAAGATATAAGTCACCGACAATTTCTTCACCAACTGTGAAGTCGCCAGAACCGCCACATCCATAACCAACTTGATAGAATTGGCAAAGGCAGTCTCGATAGCATCAATTGCTGCAACACCTGTATCAAGTTGTTCGTCACTATACTCAAAGAGTTCGCACTGGCATTCCCAGACATAACCCTTACCTAACTGATAGAAAGGTCTTTCTGCTTCTACAAACTTAATCTCAAATAAATGTTTTGTTGTTGGAAACCAAATAAGGTCACCCTCATTAGGACGACCCTCCACATTCAATACTGCATTATCATCTACTTTCTCGGTAAACTTAGTTCTAGAAAAGATAAAGGTAGTCTTGTCTTCAATACGAACACCAAACTTACTCAGAAGTTCTCCTTGACCTTCCCATCCGTCTACATTATTAACATATGCTCTGATAGCAAGTGCCTGTGTAAAATTGCTACTTTCTACTTCTTGAAAAATCGTGTCTTTATTGACATACGTTCTAGGCAGATAATAGATATCCTGACCATAGAGTTCAATACTCTCAATGATCAGATTGCCCATGAACATTTGTTCCTGGGAAGAACCGTTTAGATTTAGTCGGCAACTACTAGTATAGTCCGACTGAATGCAATTTTCTGCGGGATCGTTTCTATAAGTCATATCAACCTATTAAGTCCATTGGAGGGAGTTCGTATGTGCTACGAATAGTTTCTTCAAGGTCTTTCTTGAACTGACTTGCATCCTCAAGAATCTGACGACCATTCAGAGTCACACCACCAAGCATTTGAATACCATCATACTTACTCAGGTTGCGACCCCATTGCTGTTGGAATAATGCCTCAACATAATCTTTCAACCAAGCATCATTATACATCCCAGTATAAGTATCAGGGTCTTGACGCATCAAAACTTCCACTACCATCTTGTCACCTGATTGAAGAGTTGCCCAATTAAAATCCAGGTAAAGTCTTCCTTGATATTCATTAAATCTGACTCTGCGATTTCTATCCGAGTTAGTAATAAAATCAAGAGTCTCAAGATACTGAGAGGTCATGAAGTAATGTAGAATATGTCCATGCGTCATTGCATAGATGTCATTCAAGAAAATCTGATACTTAATATTAAAAATATTACCAGGAGTTACACTAGCAGCACCAATTTGAGTGTAGGCATGATTAACTGCTAACACTCCAGGAGGAAGTGATACATATTCATTCCCTTCTGTCCAATCGGTAGCACCCAAAGCACTGCCTGTTTGTGCAGCAGTTTTAATAGCATCGGTTACTTCAATCTTGATGAATGCTTTATAACTACCATTATATGCATACTCTTGAAAGTAATCGATTGCTTCTTCAATTAGGTCATCCAATTGCTCATCACACACGTTAATGTCGATGGCAGGAAAACCTAATCTACGAAGAGCGTAGTTTTTTAACTCTGTTTTAGAAGCGGGTCTTGTAGCGGACATATTTTATTAAGCGAATGAATCGACAACAAGTGATTGAACATCATTAGCACTAACGACTTCTCCAACTTTGAAGAATCCGTCAACATTATCTACGGTGATAGCAGTAGAACCAATAGCAGTAATAATTCCTGTAGTGCCAGTGGTAGCACCTGTCACAGTTGCACCAATTTCCATTGTAGTAACGTCGGTAAGAGTGAGAGTAGCATCAGTAGCAACAGTTGCTACATCAACAGTACCACCTGCTCCACCTGCCTGAACAATAGTGATTGTGTCACCGATACTATATCCAATACCACCGTCGTTGATAGTAACATTGGTGATTGCACCAGCAGAGGCAGTGATATCGACAGTTAAATTAGTACCATTACCAGTTGTTGCAAGAGCAGTTCCAGTTGCATAACCAGAACCTCCTGCAAGAGATGCTAGGTTCAGTGATAATACTTCACCAGCATTGGGGTTAACGATTGTTACTGTCTCACCATTGAGATAATTACCACCACCAACATTAACACTAGGAGTAGTGATAACATTACCTGAAATTACAGCATCAACAGTTAAACCAGTACCACTACCACCAGTAGTTGCCAGTCCAATTGCAGTTCCATTGGTGAATCCACCACCTCCATTATTTGCAACCGACATGGTAACAACTTCACCAGGTGTGGGGTCACCAGAAAGATTCAATGTCAGAGTGGTAGAGGTTGCAAGGTTGTTGAGCATTGCACTAAGTTGAGCAAAGGCATTATCAAGTTTATCTTGAACCCTTGCCTCAGTGTAATACTGGTTAGTACCTTCAGGAAGATCGGCAGTATCTTTAGTATTAAAACTTGTATCAAATCGTGCCTCAGTGTAGAAGATATTAGTAGAACCTTCAGTTACATTATCAGTATTGATGTCTGCCTGAGTGACACTCAGAGCACCTGCACCGCTAAGTTCAATACCTGTACCATATGTGAAGTGTGTGCGGGACCTAGCAGCGGTTGTAAAGAGGTTTGTGGAACCTTCTGTTACATTGTCAGTATTAACGTCTGCCTGCGTTACAGAGAGTGTATAAGTGCCTGCTGTGTCATCATATACCTTAGTAATACCTGTACTAGCAACCAACAGAGCATTAACTCTGTCATCAACACGCTCATCGGTGTAATAAAGGTTGGTTCCCTCTGTAAGATTAGTAGTACTATGGTTTGCGATACTAGAAACCGTACCAGTTACATCGCCTGTAACATTACCAGTTAGAGATGTTGCAATTAGAACACCTGTAAGGGTTGCACCTGTTGCAGTTGTTTCAAATGTCTTAGTGCCATCATGATAAAGTTCGATTGCACCAAGAGGCAATGCTTTAAACATAAAGTTGGTATTATCTTCATCATATAAAGAAATACCAGCGGCATTACTATTTCTAATCTGTAATGGACCAGTAGTATCAATTCTATTTTGAGACCCACTCCAGTAGATCTGCATGTCGTCATCATTACCGAATGTTGCCTTGTCGGTATCACCAAGAGCAATGCCACCATTAGCACTAATCTCACCAGTGAAACTAGAAGTGCTGGTTACAGATAGAGTTCCAGCAGTTGTAATAGCTGTGCCAGCGTTGAGTGAATCTACATATGCAGTTGCCCACCTTAGTGTACTAGCACCTAAGTTATAGGTACTATCGGTTTCTGGGTTAAAGGTCTTACCAGTAGAAATAGCAGCAACCAAATTACCAGTGATATCACCAATAACTCCGCCACTCGCTGTAATAGCACCTGTAAAATCAGAAGTGCTGCCAACAGTTAATGTGCTTTCTGTTGCAACTGCACCAGTTGTTCCACTAACAGTAAAGTTATCAGTGTCAACTGCAATGCCACCATTAGCATTCAGAAGACCAGTAAGAGTCGTAATACCAGTGACTCCTAAAGTACTACTAAGTGTTGTTGCATCGGTAACTTCAAGTGTAGAACTCAGAGTTGTTGCACCAGTAACTCCAAGAGTTGTACCAACTGTTGCTGCTCCACTAACTGTCGATGTTACCATCGTGATAACATTTGCAGCAAAGTCTCCAGAAGAATCGCGAGCAACAACAGTAGAAACAGTTGCAGCGGTTGCAGTTGTTAAACCATCTAATAAGTCTGCGTTAAGATTGTTAATCTTATTGGTTGTAGGAATAACCAGTGCAGGACCAGAAGAAACTTGAGAGACGATTTGACCATCTACAGTCAAGGTGCCATCAATATTGGCATTAGCATCAACGTCAAGAGATGTTCCAGCGCCAGTAAGATTAAGACTACCAGCACGAAGAGGACCATCTGTACCACTAACTACTTCAGAGGAGTTGGTTGCACTTGTTAAGAATGCGAATTCGCTGGTGGATCTGTCGTATCCGAAGAAACCAATTTTCGCAGAGCCGTCGTAATAACGGAATTCAACACCACGATCTTTAGCGTCGTTAGACGATGGTGCTGTGTCACCACCCAGAGTAATAATAGGGTCGTCGAGAGTTGTTGTCGTAGAGTTAACAGTAGTTGTTGTTCCATTGACGGTCAGATTTCCAGTAATAATAACATCAGACTCAGCAGTTACATCACCACCGATATCTAGAGTGCCACGAATATCAGTATTGCCAGTTGCAGAAACTACCTGGAACTTAGTAGCACCACCAGTGCCTGCTAAAATCTCAACGTTAGAAAGGAATGTGGCACCACCACCTTGTAGGAGTGTTCCTGAAATATTGGCATTATTATTGAGGTCGAGAGCACCTGTAAGTTCGGTAGCACCATAAATTCTAGCGTCACCACTAACTGCAAGGTTCTTACCAATACCAACACCACCTGTTAGACGGAACGCACCATCTGCAGAATAAGAACCAGTTAGAGTTTGTTGGGTATTTTTTGTAAATGTTACGATATCAGTGACACCAAAAGTGTCATTAACTTGAGTTGGATCGCCAACAGTTAATGTACCAACGATATTTGTATTACCGTTATCGGCATCAACACCAAACTTCTCAACAGCAGATCCGTTTCTGATGGAGAAGACTTCATTAGAAGCATCGACAATCAGTGAATCGTTAATGGTTGTTTGACCTTGGACAACTAATGTACCATCAGTTGCAATGTTACCTGAAGACGAGGCAACAGTCATCTTGTCCGTGCTACCACTTCTTACAGCGAAGTTAGCATCAACATCAACAGTACCGTTAAACTCAGAGTTGCCTTGGACTAACAGTGTCTGGTCGAATGTGACAGCATTGCTGACATCCAAAGTATTTGTAATCTCAGTTGCACCATTGACATCTAATGTGCCTTCAATATTTGTATTACCTGAGGCAGCAGTAACAAAGAACTTATCAGTTGTGCCATTTCTAACAGCAAAGTCTGCATCAACATCGACAGTGCCATTAACATTTAACGTCCCTTCAATTAAGGTATTGCCGTTATCAGTATCAACATCAAACTTAGCAACACCAGAACCATTTCTAATAGAGAATACTTCGTTGGCAGCATTGATAATTACACTATCTTGAATAGTAACTTCACCCTCAACATTGAGAGTGCCTTCAATATCAGTGTTACCAGATGCACCTAGGACAGAGAATTTGACTGTATCGGAATTGACTTTCTTACCAATAAACAGACCTTCGCTGGCAGATGTACCACCAATGTGGAGACTAGTGCCGATACCAGCACCACCAAAGATTCTAGCGTTAGAAGAACCATGAGTAGCATAGCTTGGAGTAAAAACCTGAACAGATCCAGATTCTAACTTACGACGAATTCTCAGGAAGTTTTGCTCGTTGAAGTCTTCTGTAGCAGATTCTTTCTGTAGAATAGTACCGTTGATAACAACGTCACTGTTGAACATAAAGTCGCCAGCAATATATCCACCACCATCAAATCGGAATGAACCATAATCATTGGATTGGATTTCCCAAATACCAGTGCCACCGTTCAATGCGA